ATGTTTACTAAACCAAATTTGGAGAATAAAATGGCAATAGCAAACATAGTTCATCTAGATGAAAGCAATTTTGATCAGTATATGAAACAATATGCTGGTATGATGAAAAGCAGTCAAAAAGATGCAATAGCAAACGGTTTCAAACTTACAGAAAGATTGGAAAAATACACAGAAACAGCATTAGGATTGAAGCCTAATATATTAGCAACCAAAAGGCATACTATCATATGGTCACCTCCTGGTGCAGGTAAAACATTTACTGCTAATCAAGTGATCATGAGAAATAATGTGCCTGTGTTAAAAATACATGGAGCAAGTAGTCTTCATGATGCTATGGTGCAGATAGCAGTATTCAAATATAGAAACTTAGGTGTGCCATTTGCAGTATGGTTTGATGATTGTGATAGTTTCTTTGACAGAGGTAATGGCACATTAGACCCTCTCAATATAGTTAAAGGTATATTAGATCCTGAAAGAGAAATACAAATCGATGGCAAAGGTGGTGTGTTTGCATACAATGTTGATGTCACAAATACCATTACAAAAGCAATGAATGCCGCTGAATATGATCCCAGCAAACAGATTATTGCTGATGCATTAACACATTTTAGAAATCCTAATGGACTAGGCGTAGAAATACTAATGAATGATATAAATTTATTTTGGACAACTAATAGATTGTTGCCTAATAAAAAAGTAGCACAAAAGCCTAAAAATAACGGACAAATAGATCAAACAAAAATGGACCAACATGCTGTTAGAGACAGATGTAACTGGCGTAAATTCGATATCAATGATGAAGAAGCATGGGGTTGGATGGCCAGTGTTATGTTAAGTCATGATGTTTTTGCTAAAGAACCCATGATGCAAGGCAAAACACTAAACAATGAACAATTAATGGTATTGTTACAAACATTCTATAATAATTGGGATAATCTAGAAGCAAACAGTATGAGAACTGTTAAAGAAGCAGGTGCTATGTTGCTTATGGATGAAGACAACTTCCAAGATGAATTTGAACAAAACTTTGTGGGGTAAACATGAATAAAGACAAAGATAAAATAGATTTTTCTGATTTAGATGCTGTCGCTGATTTCCTAGAGAATGAAGCACCTAGTGAAACTAGTCTTAAGCAAAGTCAGAGTATTAAAGAAAAATATCTAAATCCGGCATACAAAGAACAATGGCAAAAAAAGAATAAAAAACGTTTCGAAGATACGGATTATCTTGAAAAACAAAACAAAGCCATACATAATAATGAAGATGTTCAAAATAAACGTAAAAAAACTTTATCTAAAACATGGACCAAAGAAAAACGTAAACAAGTAGGTAAAGCACATGCTAAACGTTGGCAAGACCCTGCTTTTGCACATAAAACAAATACAAATAGAGATATAGCAAACAAAACACCGGAAGTAAAAGCAATACGTAGAAAAGCCGAGGCTAAAAAATGGGCTGACAAAGAAATGAAAACGGCTATATTAAGAAAGGCGGGCCAAAGCAAGCCTATAGAATCGAATGATGGTGTATTCTTAAGTCTAAGCGATGCTGGTAAGTTCTATAATATGAGCCTAGGCCAAGTTAGAGAAAGAATACTAGGTATTGTTAAAGTAAATGAACATAACTTCCGCTATATAACTTGGGAAGAATATGATAAAAAGGTTGCCTACTAACAATCGTTCCGGGGTAATTATTGCTGAACATTTTTAAATTGTTAGCAGGTCTTACAGGTTATATATGTATATAACAAACTACTTGTATATACTTATTCGTTTTCGTCAGTAATCCACGGTAATACTTGGCTACTGTCTGTGTTAACAGGATGATCTGTCCAATTGAGCAGATTTTTTGAGGTCCACACAAGAATAGTTGGGTTTTGTTTGACTATGGCTGATTCCAACATAGCCTCCATTAATCTCTGTTTGGTTTGTTGACGTGCTCTTTCTACCACAGTTCTAAAGTTGTCTCTGAATGTGTTTTCTTTACAGCCAAAGTAACTGGCCATGTCTTTGTATGTTAAATGCAATGCGGCAAGTTTTTTCACATCTTGTAGGTTTATGACTTGTTTGTTTTCACCTCTACCTACTATAATACCTTTTATTGTTTTTTCGCCATATTTTCGTTTTGGCTGAGCCTCATATTCGGGCAAGGCACCATCGGGTATTTCGATATATTCTTTTTGTGCAATTTCCACGGAATCTGGTGGATTTGGTGTAGTGTTGTCAGTCAATTTGCTCTCCTGTAAATCATCATTGTTCGCTGATGTGTGCGTATACTGTTTATTTATGCACTTTGTGATATTTTCCAGTGCCTGAGGTCCTATATACCCAGTCTCCATGTCTATCTAACAGATAAAAACGTTCTTTTGTTCTGGTTTTCACTAACACATCATCTATAATGACATGTTTGTTCTGTTCTTTCATATACATGCTCAACAGTTGATTTATAGTTTCTATTTGTTGTTCTGTGTGTGATTCTGCATCTGCCATACGTCTACACCACATATAGTGAATATCACTTATAAAGTAATTGTTACGCAATTGCATACGTTGTTTATCTGTTATCACACAGATATTTAACAGTATGCTAACCTGTATTTTTACTTTTCTTGGCCCACATCACAAAAGCACCATCGCAACTGAGACACACAACTTTCTTTGTGTGAGGACCCCACACACCATTTACTACTGCTAAATGTTTGCAGTCTTTGTGTTTTAGTGCGTAAGGTTTAGAATTCTTCGACAATTTCTGTGGTTTCATCTTTATAATATCCATTTGCTACAAAAAATTGTTTTTGTTTGCTGTTTAATGATTCACTGTATAGTTGTATATGGTATTCATTATCGCCCATCCACAACATGGTGTGTAATTCATTGCCTTCTGCCCAAAGCACAACTGCTGTTCGCAACACTATGGGCATGTTCTTAGGCACACCTAATTTATATGTGGTAGTGTTCTTTAATTTGCCTATATATGCACCGCTTTTGTCATCTAGATTGGTAATAAATTCTATTGCTTTGGTATATCCCCACCAATTTTGTTTGTCTTGGGGTATATTGTGTAACAGTTCTCTTTTGCGTTCATATGGTGCTAGACTACAACTATAGTTGCTGACTTCACCACTGTCTTTGCACACACTCACACTGATCTTCTGTCTATTTGGCTTTTTAGAATCCAGGTGGGCGAGCGAGACGCCTATTACATTGATCTTTGCCAAAGGCTGAGTCGAAGACGAACTAGACTCGTTCGCAGAGCGGGTCTTGTGTAAATCAATAGTATGTAAACTATTTAATGTTTTAATATTTTTATATTTTATATTATTTTCGCTCTGTTTCGCCCTGTCATAATCTTCTGATGACAAAAGATCTCTGATATCATAAATGTTGTTGTTTTTGTTTGGCATGATTATTCTCCTTAAATGTTATATGTTGCCTTGTAATGGTATTATACATTACAATACTATTTATCATCTAAAAACATTTTGATCATAAAAAAAGGCATGCTTCGAAAAACATGCCTTATACTAATCAATAACAGAAATGATTATTTGGTATAATCGACAAAATTACACCGTATTTTATACTAGTCGTTTTAACAACGTCGAATTGTTAAAACTCATTATGACGAGAACACCTTGTTCTCATCTTACAAATACTTATCTGGGCATATTCAATAAAAAACCCCTAACTGGCTACAATTAGGGGTTTAGGACGATACAAAATTAGGCAGGGTGCTCTTGATTTACGTTTGACTAAAAACTTCACCTATAACTTAAAAATAACACCATCTAAAGAGGAATCTAGTAAACGGACAGTTATAGAAATCAAGTTACAATATCTAATCTATATGTATTTTATTATACACATATTATTTATGTTGTCAACCGGTTTTTTTATCAATAAAAAACCCCTAACTGTAAAACAACTAGGGGTTATGAATTCATACGACAATATTTATTCATTGTTGAGGACTATGTGAATGATTCGGAGGCCATTCACTAGATTGTAAGGTTTGGCAACATCATTATCTAAAGGAGAATCGTATCGCTACAATTCAGTTGACGCCCTCAACACATATATTTATCAGTTTTTGATATTTTATTTTGATTTATAGGTTATTCAGTATTTTTCTTGCCCAAGCCAATCCTGCATTTCCACCCCAACCAAGATAGGCTTGCCTTGCCGGTGAATCTTCTATTTTAAGTCCTTTGGCTGTTGCACGATCATAGTTTGCTTTAGCACGACTTAGATAACTGAACATACGTCTAATGGTGCTGACACTAAGATTATCACCATTGATCAATTGATTTGCACGAGCAAGACCTACTCTGGTCATTGCTTTTCTACTGACAGGAGCACGATCTCTGCCTTCTAAGGCACGTTTTGCGGCGTTTCTTACTGTTTTGGGTGGTATTGGCATAATTGTGTTATTTGATTTGCTTAGACGACGTCTGTGCTTGTCTAAGGTGCTATCATTACTCCTATGATGGCTACTAGTGTAGACACAGTTAAGCCTAAAACCCAAAATATTCTGCTGTCTAATTTGTCCAGTCGACTATCAAAATAATTTCTGTTGTCTTTGACTTGATCTTCTAATCTGTGCATACAATCATGCAAATGTTTGACATCTGTATGCAATTCATGTGTTGTTACTCTTTTGCCCATTACATTCCCAGTAAATCTTTGATTTTTTGTTTACATTTACTGCACATTTGTTTAATCTTCATCCACATAACCTATACTCTCTCTGATTTTAGTTAATTTTGCCTTATCCTGTTGAATAAGACATGCTATGTGTGTGCTGTCCCCACCTTCTGCAGGATGGCTCCATAACCATTCTGATGTTTGGTGTGTTCGGTTCATTTGGTCGCAGGTATCCTTTAACCAATCAACAGTTGCATCAGCATATGTGTAAACAAATGCTTCATACTTACTGCTGTTAAACAGTGATCCCCATGTGATATGTGTAAACAAATGCTTCATACTTACTGCTGTTAAACAGTGATCCCCATGTGTTCAAGCAATTTTTGTGTGTTTCCACAACTAATATTTTATCCATTAACTTGTAACTCCATGGACATACTTTGCGTATTCTAGCAAAGTATTTGACCCATTGTTTATCCTCTTTTGCTACCTTTTTTAGCACCTTTCTTCTTTTTCTTTTTCATTCCGCCTCTTTGTCCTGGCATAATGTTCTCCTATTATATTGTTACGTTTGCGTCGTCTGATATATACTTCCAGTTGTTACCATTCCAATATGCTGGGGCACCATCTGCACCATATCTATCACCTGTTACATGCACTAGTGATCCTTGGAATGGATTTACATATGCACCACTGTTTAATGAACTGTTTGCTACAACGTTTATACCAAATGGTTGTGTTACTGAGAAGTCTTCAACTCTCAAACTTTGACATTGTATTGTTCCGCCATCTGTGTATGACTGTATTGAATTAGTGAATAATGCATTTGATGATTTTAAATCACCTGTTATTTCTAGATCAACGTCAGTTGATTCTACATATTCAGCAGTTAATCCTGTTGGTGATTCAGAACCTAGTCCACTTTGTAATGGTGTTGTTAGTCCACTGTCAGTGTATATTTCATAAACTGTGCCTGCACCATCTATGTCTTTGGTGTAATAAACATTACCATTCAAGAATGTTAAGTCTGGGTTTGTGGTGTTACCAAATGTAATTGCTGTGCCATCTGCCCAATCTGGATCTGAACCTGTGCCTGACATCTGGAATTGGTCATTGCTTCCTGTGTTTACGTTACCAAAGTAACTGGAAATATTACCACTAGCAGTCACAACATTAGCAGTATTAGGATTAATGTTTACATTACCTATCATTTCTAAGTTGGCTTCATATGCACCACTGCTCATAAAGTTTTCTACATCACTGTTACCATATGTTCCACCTGTTCCACCAATTGTAACAGTTCCGTTTGCCGCATCAGTGGTTATTTCAATTGCACCTGAGGCCGCTAGTGTTAAGTTTGAACTTGTGTTACCTGCTATCACACTGGTTTGACCTGATACATCAATAGTTCCAAAACTGTTGATATCCGATAAAGTTGCACCTGAACCATTGAAATCAGTGGCTATCATACTTCCACGTGCTTCAATATTTGTTGCACTTACTATGCTACCATCTCTGCTGATGTTTGCTGTTCCTGTTTTGCTGTTGAATCCACGTGTTCCAGCATCATTAAACACAACCTTACCATCAGAATGTATGCTCATAAATGATGTTGGAAAGCCTATTAAATTACCATCTAGATAACCAGATATTTCATAACATGTAGGCACAATATTTGTGCTGACACTTGCTGTTTGAGTATCTTGGAAAACACGTATTTCCATGGATGCATTATTATTAACACAACCATAATCTGTGCCATCATGACCAAAGAAACTAGCATGATATATCTCATCATTATTACCTAATGCTGTTGGTGATACCAACGAGCCTGATGCTTTTTCATATGTGTCTACTGCACCAAAAGCCCCGTTTCTTGCTACTCTAGATCTAATTAAATTTAAATCAGTGCTATCTTTTTCTATAGTAATAAAATGATCGGGTGATTTTGTGGCTGAATCTGGTGAACTGATAAATTTATTAGCAGAACTATCCCATAATAAACCATATAAACCATCACCATCTGTTGAACTTGAATTTAAATCTAAATTACCAGTAGTAGAATTTGTTGAAGTGCCTAACCAATATTGGTTGGTTGAACCTTGAGTTAAATCATCAGATGTAAAGTTAGATAAAGTTGAAACTGTTCCTGTTACATTACCTACAACATCACCAATAAAGTTAGTTCCACTTATATTACCAGTAGCATTGATGTTTGCAACAGTATTGATAGTTCCATCTTGTGTGATGTTTGCGTTACCACCATTACCAGTTGATGGATCACCTCTGAGTTCGTTAGCATTAAATGTTATAGTTCTATCGGAACGTAATGCTAAAACACTATCTTCTCCACCGCTTCCATTTAATTGCACCCACCATTCGTGTGCCATAGGCACTACATCGGTAGTAGGAGTATCATCGTGATACACATGATGTCCTGCACCATCTATGTATGTGGTAAATCCTGAGCCACCTGGATTATGTCCATAGTAGTCAAATTCAACTACTCTGTCTCTGCTTTGTGCGTTGGCTGGAGAAGCAACTGTGCCTCTGCCTTTAACATATAATACTCTTTGACCTAGACTGGTATCACCATTATACTGATGCATTGCTATGAAAGAATCACTAAAACCAGTTCCTTGTGCGTATGTTTGAAAGTCAGCAAGGTTATTAAAACCGTTGTCTAAACCTATGTTATCATGTCCAACACTTAACCTACTTATATTTGCTTGATTATATTGTGTAAGATCACCAGTATAGTTGAGAATTGCACTATTGGCTCTGTCAGTGGTAAAGTATAAGTTACCATTTTCAGGAACAATGTTAGTATCCAATGTGACTGTGGCTGATTTATTATCAGCATTGCCTAAGAAGATTTTACCATCATTTAAGTTTGGTGTGGCCGCTGTTCTACCCGCACCCATTATTTCACCACCACCTGATGATGCATCTATTCTTGTTACTATACCTAAGTTCTGTATGAGATTTGCTTCTGTGCTTGGAGCCACATTTGCATATCCACCGCCTACTGCTACAAATATAGTGTCACCAACTGTGAATGAACTTGTATCTATATTTTGTATTCTACCACCGAGTATACCTCTACCAGTATCACCTACTGATGTGAGTTCTTCACCTGCTATAAAGTGTGCTGGCATAAGTTCTGCGTTACCGGCATCTGCCAATACTACTTCTACTTCACCACTTCCACTAAATCCTGTTGCATGAACTGGATATCCTTTTGGAATAGTAACTGTGTCAGCATTTTTAAGTGTGACTTCCATGCTTTCTGCACGAACATCTGTTAAGTCTGAACCTTCACCTGAGAATGTAACTGCAACTATGTCATTTGCATTAATATTTGCGGCTGAATAACCATTTTCTAAGAAGTTTTGAACATCTGTGTTTGAATAACCACCTGCATTTGTAATCCAATCATAATCTGCACCATCCCAACTTAAAACTTGTCCTGTTGTTGCTGTGGCAGTATTTAAATGTGCATCTACATTGGCATCACCATATTGACTAGGTATATCACCAAATGTTAAAACACCATTACCATCTGTGGTTATTACTTGTCCATTTGTGCCATCTGCACTTGGATAGGCTATACTTGCTATTGTTAAATTACCACCAGTAATTGTGCCTGTTGCATTTATACCACTAACAGTATTGATAGTTCCATCCATTTGAATGTTGGCATTACCAGCACCTGTTCCAAAATGTCTGGTATTTGTGTCATTGAATGCTATTGTTCTATCAGAACGGAATTTAACTAGGCTATTAGGAAAACCACTATTAGCATTTATATCACCATCTTGTTGTGTATATATTTCATAACCTAATGGTATTATATTAGAACTTACTCCACTTGTAGCACTATCTTGATATATATGCTCACCGAATGTAGTCATCCAATTTGTGCCATCGTGAGCATAATAACTAGATGTTTTAATTATATCGTTTGAGTTAATAACTGCTGGAGCACTTATATTACCTCTGCTTTTCACATAAGCATCTGTGACACCATTTGTTGTGCCAGCACTTAACTGAGCACCTATAAAGTATCTTTCGCCACTGCTCTCTGAATAGAATTGTAAGTCTGGGAATGTTAATAAACCACTATCTAGATTTACATTAGCACCACCAACACTAATTCTGCTGATGTTTGCTTGATTCATTCTGGTTATATCACCATTGTAATTCAGTATGGCACTATTTGCACGATCAGTTGTGAAATATTGGTTAGTGCCTTCTGCTAAATCACTTGTTGATGTAGGAATTGGATAGTATGTGCTACCATCATTAGTAAATTCCCATATGTCACTGGTTTCATTCCAACGTAAAACAGTATTTGCACCTGCTACTGGTCTGTTTGCTATGATACTTACTGTGGCATCTGTGGCCGCATTGGCATTCAGTGTGATGCTTTGGTCTTGAACGTATAAATCTTCTACATTTCTGTAGTTTAAATTACCATCAACTTCAATGTTACCTGTTACATTTATGTTACCCGTAAAATTATGTGTTTGAGTAGCACTATTACCAAATGTTACAACACCTGTTGTTGTGATATTACCAGAACCATTTAGTCCATTGTCTTGTATATAGGTTTGAACTTGTGCATTAGTTAAATTACTGTTACCAAATCCAGATAAATCAGGTGGAGTATATTCAAATCTACCAATTATACTGGTATATGATAATGTGCCATTACCACTAGCAGTATTTTGAAGCACACTTAGTCCTGTTCTAGCATCACTAATTGCTAAACCTGAATCATAATATAAATTAGTGCTACCTTCTGTTAAATCATCTGTTGTTTTACCATTAAAGTATAAATTTGTGCTACCTTCTGTTAAATCGTCTGTTGTTTTGGTTGCAAGTGAAGTATCTGCAGGTGTAAATGAAAATACACCTGATGTATTGTTATAACTTAACGCACCATTACCACTTGCTGTATTTGTTGTTACACTAAATTGGTCTAAACCACCAACATTAGTCAATTCACTACCATCACCTATAAAATAAGCGGCTTGTATGTTAGCAGTTGTAGTTACATTGCCTGTTAAATTTTCTATATTTCCAGTATAATCTCTTATAGCATCATCGAAAGAAAATGAATCAAATCTTGTGAGACTTGCTTGATAATCTGTTCCATCAAATACCACACTAATCATTGTTGTGTTACTTGGTGCACTATCTAATGTTTTGTAATCACCTACCCAATTCCAATTTGTCAAATAAGTATCATCTAGAATGTGATTACCTATAACATCTTGTTCTAATAATACAGTAGCAGAACCTCCTTCACTAATATTAGCAAAAGTTATATTTGTGATGTTTCCAACTAAGTTTGCTGTATGTATTGTGCCTTGAGTCATGTCAAAACTAACATTGCCGCTGACACTACCATTATCTACAACAGTTTCTTGCCATTGTTGTAATGTCAAATTACTTAATGTTTGTTCAAAACCAATTTCACCAGTGCTACTGTTATATGTAACAGGACTTGTTGCACTAATTAATGATCTAACATCGCTGTTTTCAACACCTACAAAAGTCAAAACACCTGTTATATTGCTGTAGGTTAAACTGCCTATGTCATAACCAGCATCATCTACACTTATTGCTTGTCTTATTGAAGAATTACTAAGTTGTGCAAAGTCTGTAACTGTGACGTTACTAGATGTTGACGTTACAGCAACGTCTGTTTGATTAGTAGTAAGTGTTATATTGTTATTTGTTTCTAAATCAGTTACTGTGATGTTAGAAGGAGTTTGTGTAACAGTAATATCACTTAAAGTTGTAGTTAAGTTTACATTTCCGGTGGCCATTTATGTCTCCTATAGTGCAATAAAGGCTGGTGATGTATTATCTGCTGGATCTCCGGGCGTTACTTGTGGTTCCCATCTTTCTATTATGGCCCATCTGTGTAATTCTTTTTGGACTGGTGTATCGTCGGTTTGCCATTCAAAACTAGCCACAGTCATTACAACATTGCTTCTTGCATTTGGTAAAATGTTACCTGCATATCGGTTTTCAGGTATAGTTAAATGCACTACTCCTGTTGATGCGTCATCTGTATTGATATATGTGTTTGCACTAGGTTGCGTATAGTTATCAAAATAACCTGTTACGTTTGTTGATGTAAAGTTTACATTACCTGTTAAATTATCATATGAAACAGTATCTAAAAGTATTGATTGGTAATCTAAACTAAATGTGTAACCACTTACATCTGCATTTGCAAAATTATATGAAAAAGTTTTTTGTGATTTTGGGAATAATTCGATGGTCATTACATTGTCTGCACCACCGACATATTGTTTAAAACTGAGGACTCTGCCTGACATACACTCTCCTTAAGGATAAGACCATAAAACTGAAGTCATATGGAATAGTTATTTTTATATTTATCTTTTATTCGGATTTTATAGTTCTTACCTGGGACAAATACCTCATCATAATAACACCATCACTGCCTCGACCACCTAAAGATACAAGACCATTATCAGTGTTAAATACTAATGGATATTCATCAGGAACACCTCCGCCCCCACCACCTGCACCTAAATGAACGTTACCATAACCACCACGTGGTTCTGGATGTGTGCTGTCACCTCCAGTATTTGATTCATTCCAAGTTCCACCAGTTCCTGCATTAGTGCCTCCTGTTCCAGGTGTTACACTAGATGCCATACCACCTGCGCCACCACCAGAACCATATACTTCAGTAGAACCTGATATATTGCTAGTAAATCCTTCTCCACCATCTCCAGCAGTTCCAGAAACTGTAGGGAAACTTAATGATATTGAACTGTTACCACCTGCTTCAGTGGCACCACCTCCGCCTCCGCCTACCATTTTATATCTGTAATTACCTGGAGTCATACCAAAAGTATAATCAGTAAATGTAAACAATGGATTTCCAAAAGCACCATACCATTCATAGTCTCCTATTCCACCGTCTTCACCATTACCATATGTAACATTTGCTATGCTTAATCCTGCATTTGCTGTTAAACCTTTCATCACAGCCGCGTATGCACCACCGCCAGAACCTCCACTATCTGCATCAATATATCCTTGCCAACTAACACCACTATATGGTGTTTGTCCACCACCATGCCCACCACCTACTGCGGTATAACCTAGAAACGAACTGTTAGCACCTGATACTGGTTGTTGAGTAGCAGAATCAAATGTGCTTACTCTATAAGTTGCATTAGCAACATTACCTGGGTATGTAGTGTTTGCTATAAAAACATTTGCTTTGAGATCAACAGTGACAACTTCTCCTCCACCGCCACCTGCACCACTAATAGAACTTACATAATTTAAAGTTGAAGGACTAGTTGTTTTTCTTTTTCTATAACCACCATTACCACCTTGTGCGCCAGCACCTACAATTAATATTTCTATATCTGTATTTGCAGGATCACTACCTAAACTATTGACTGTCAAGTTTGATACAACATTATCACTTGCATCTCTACCACCAACGTTGCCTACTTGTTCAGTAGTTAAGCCTACTAATTTATGTAATCTGTATCCACCCTGTAAGCCATCTAAAGAAGCAGTAATATTTGATTCTTCCCAACCTGTAGCATCAAATGTATCTGCATTTGATATTTCAAGATTGCCTGTAGAACCTATTATACTGTTAGGATAATCATTGCTCAATACAAATTTTGTAGTTCTTGTTATATAAGTGTTTGCTAAATCATAAAAAGGATCTATTTGAAAAGTTATATTAGCATTTCCATCGCCATCTATAGTGATATTACCATTTGCTGTGCCACTTAGAAAATAATCATCTGTTAAATCTGTGAGATAATAAGGTATTGTTACAGCAGGTAAATTGCTTGTGATATCTATTCTCAAAGTATCTTGATATTGTGCATTTGCACTTGTAGAAAAACTAGGAGTGATAGTTAAAGTTCTGCTGGTGCTATTTTCTTGTTGTCGATCACGCCAATCTGTAAAAAATGAACCTCTAGTTGATGGCATATTTTATTACTCCGGTTTAGTTGGCCAAACAATATCACCCTTGCTGGTTGGATTAGGATATGTTGTTGGTAAATCTCTTAGTGCTTGTCTATATGTTTGCCATTCTGTTTTTTTACTGCTACTTAATGGTGAATCAGCACCTTGTGTCCAATCAGAATCTAATAGTAGTAGATTACGTCTCTGTCTAAACCATTGTGGCACAATATTTGGTGGTGTAACTGTTTCTACTTGTAATGTATCTAGATTTACTATTTTGTTATCTAGGTCTGTGACAAATTCATTCAAATAACTTTGTTCACTATGTTCTGCAAGTCTGGCATCTGCTTGTGCCAGTGTCATACGTCTTGATATGATTAATTTGCCTGTCGCATTGTTATAAAAAGTAAAATACATTATTTTTCTCCTTTTGTTACACGCAACATTTCATAGTTCATATTATTAAATGATCTAACTGCTGAATTACTAGTATCTATATCACTGTATCCTCTTAACACAATGTTTGCTGTTTGTGGAGTCATGTCTGCAGGATGTCCATTAGCAACTGGATCTGTGTTTATCTTTCTTTGATACACTAATGGTGGAGGAGGTGTTGTGCTTGGTAAGTTAGTTATTTCTACGCCACCGCCTGTAAAGGTAGTAGATGCTGATGCTGTTGCATTTGCCCATGTAACTTTTACGTTTGTGCTAAATCCTATATCATATGCACCTGTTATTGTTCCACCTAGTGTTGAACTTGCAGATACTTCATAATCTCCTATATCACTATCTGATATGTCATAACTTTCTTCAGGTATAATTTCTTCAAATGTTGTGCCTGATACAACACTGGTATTTGCGGCTGGTGAATCTGCCAATTGGGCACCTGCACCGAATACTTTCATTGTGTCTTTGACAATTATATTACCAAATGTTGTAGGATCAAGTGTTAAATTAGCATATGTGCCATCGAATACACCTGGTATAGGTATTGCTTGTATAATTGGTATTCTAGGCAAGTCTATGTTTGCAAATGGCAAGTCTAATGTTGTGTCTACTGGTTCATACACACTATCTGCATATTCTAAACCTACAATATCACATGTCAAAGAACCTAATTCGTCTTCTACTTCTTTGATACGCATAACTCTAAACAATTTGTCTGTATATCCATATGTGCTGTTTGTGACTTTGATAACATCACCTACATCTACTTGTAAGAAACTGTGATCACCTGTAAATTGTATAACACTATCTAATCTTGTTTGCAATAAGTCTATATTACCCAATGCTTCTGCATGAACTTTGTTGTTGATCATGTCTATGCTGTAACTGAGTTTGTTGTCTGGTTCGCCACTGTTTCTTTCACCTGTTGGTATTTCTATAAAAACAGTATTTCTTTGATCTCTTCTTTCTTTGTCAAAATATTCTATTTCTACTTGATTATACATTTGATATAAATCAGTGTTTTGTATTCTTATTGAACTCACTATGTTGTCATCATCAGCAACAAAACAATTTGCTTGATCTGGATATATTTTGTTTGGTAAACCTTTGTATTTGCCCTGCTTACCATCAAACAACATATAACTACCACAACTCATCATCAGTTTGTCTATGTTTGTGCTGACATCTTCTAGTGTGCTCAGTGTGCCATTTATTTCATAACGAGCAATATTGGCACTACCACCTCCATTAGGAGTATATGTTACTAATTCATCTGCATAACCACCTACACTACTGTTACCTGCACCAGTAAAACTATCAAAGTCAATAAGTGTATTTGATATACCTGCACCATATCTATCATTTGTCATATAGTCTATGGCCACACTACCTGGTGACTTAAGACTGTTAACCAAATTAAATGTCATTGCATCCATATTGGTTAAACCTTGTTCTGCATCATAGTCTACTTCTACCATTGCAAACACTAAACCTGTGCCTGCATAGTTTGTGGTGTCAGTCCAATGTGGCATCATAGTGGTGGCCGCTACAGCAGTAACACCTCCACCTGGAACAGGGAATATTTGATCTGATGCCTGTGTGCTACCAGCATATACTCTCACTCTAATTTTGCCATTCCAATTGGTTGTGCTGGTTCCATTAGCATCAAAAGTGCTTACCACAGTATGAGCACTTGCACCTGTGCCAAATGTTAATTTTTTATCACCAAATCTTATACCTGCTGAACCTATACTGAATGTGCCTGAGTCTGTTTCTTCACTTAACACAATAAAGTAGTGCATGGTTTGGTTTTGATTACTGATATTAGCATCACTTATAGGTCCTGATGTTAAAACATCACCATAAACCACCTGTATTTTGTTTCCTGTGTCTGGTGCCAACTGAATACGAGTGCCAGGGTTCGGTCCTATGCCGGGAATCTCTGGTGCTAACAAGGCTCCAAATGCTCTAGCAGTTCCTACAGCAATTCCTGCCGTTACAACACCTGCTATAACTGTTGCCGCAATGGTTCCACCCAATGTGCTACCTAGTGCACCACCACCTGCAAACAAAAGTGCGTTTCTTACAAAATTAAATACTGCTACTACTGCCGATGCCATTACTTACTCCATGCCCAATTGGTTTCAACACGTTTAAAACCGTGTTTTGCATAATCAACTGGTAATTTTTCCAAACTGGTAATTACAAAATTGTCAATTATGCCTTGTTTTTTCATTTCTAGTGCTTTGTCTTTGTAATTTTTCAATAATCTTACGCCAAGTGCGGTGTATCTATACTTTTCACTGACCCAAAATGCTATTTCTCTGAGCCAAATCACTTGATTTAACCATACATTTGGCATTTGAGCACCTATTATTACGCCTTCTATTTGTTCTTCTACTTCACCTACATAAATTACGCCTGCTCTAAGGCATTGTGTTAGCACATTTCTTATGTATTTGTCGTTGTATGCAGGATTTTGCAATTCTGTGAGTTCATTGTAGTTGGCCATTTCAATCAATAACTCCATTATGCGATCATAATCTGCAAATGTAGGTGTTCTAATAATATAATCCATTATCTTTCTCGTGCATCTCTAAAACGTCCACGGTTACCGCCACCACCGCCACCGCCTCCGCCGGTGCCTCCACCATAACCACCACCTGCACTATATTCTCTACCAAAGTCGAATGCAGTATTGTATAAATCAGGCACTTTGTCAAATATTTTGTCACCTGAATATAATCTTTTTCTTTCTGTGGGGTTTGTGCGTTGTCCTTTTATTTTGTTTTTTAGAACTGTGTTTATACTGCTGGTCATTATGCTCATAGTAACAGTTTCTGTGTCTTCTAATCTGTTTGCATCATCTTGTATACTAAAATTAGTTATTACACCTTTGTATCTGGTAAACACATTACCACTTTCTACAAATTGACTGCTTACAGTATTGAAAAAACCTCTGCGTATGGTTACATTGCCACCTTTTATTGGTTCTGCTAACATCAGTGATAGATAATCTTGATCACTAGGAATACCACTAAGAGATATGGTTACATCACCTTCTGTTTTTCTTATGTCATCTTGAAAATCATCTACTGCTAAAAAAGAACCTAATTCATTGTATACATTGCCATCTACAGTTAATGGTTTGTATGCATTGCTCATAAAAAATACATTGCCACCTACCTGCACATCTAAAAATAGTGCATGACTTATATTATCACTTTGAACTGCTGTTATATCAGTAGACATTATGTAAGAACCTCAATTAATTCGAAATCACTACTAAAACCTATCCTGTCATGTGGTATAACACTATATGTAGGCATAACCAATGCTTTCAAATGAAATCTCACATCACTGCCTAATCTAAAATCACTACCTGTTAAACTAACACCATCTTGACTGAGAACTGGCCTATCTACAAATATAATTGTGTTACTAGAACCTGTGTTTAATGTTACATCATATTTTACTTGATAAGGATATCTGTATGTTGATGTATTTCCTAATGGTTGTATAAAGTCACCTGCTTTGAATAAATCACCACTACCTGTTACACTGGTTTGATCTACATATATTTGATCACCATCATAACTGTTTATACTAAGTGTGCCACCTGTTTTACCACCTTGATATGATGTGATATAACTTATACCAGTGTTTGTTGAACCTATATCAACATTTGATTCACCGTTGCGATCAATGTTGTCTAAATCTTGCAATAAGTCTCTGTTAGCACTATAAGTTAAACCTTGATCAACACCTACAGTAAATCTATATAGACTTGGTTGTTGAACAGCAGTTTTTATGTGTCCACTTCTACTGATTGTTTGTCCTACACTTTTACGTTTGTTTATTGTGATAAAACTAGCATTGTCTATAATTCTCTGTATTGACATTATCTTGCTCCTGGTAATCTACGAGCACCTGCTCTGGTTACACTATATATAAATTCTGGATCTCTGGCCACTAGTGCTTGGAAACTAGGTGCATCTACGGCGTTTATGTTGTATGTGACTTGTTGTGCCATTGCATTTGGTTGTAAACTACCACTACTTGCAGGATAAAATACTTCTGGACCTGCTTCTCCGACCAGCACCGGTCTGTTAGGCATCAAGTTACCACCACCTATACCTGTTTGTTTGAATCCTATAGCACCTAAAAATCCTTTACCACTAAGTCCAGTTACACTACCACCTACAGTTGTAAATCCTATTGCTTGTAGTATTGGTATGATCAACAATAGTTTAAGTGCGTCTGCAATAACTTGTTGCACCAATGTTTTAAAGAATCCTTTGAAACTGTCCATTGCACCTTTGCCTTCCATAAGTGCACCTGCTAAGTCTGTTGTAAGTGTATCAGTTGCACTATTCAGTGTGTCAATAAAACTTAACAAACCTTCATTGTCACCAAATGCTTCATCTAGATTTCTTTGTGCTTCTTCTAGATCTTTTAGATTAAATATGCCTAATTCATATAATCTGTTTAATTCTTTTTGTAATGAATTGTATTCTTCTTGACTGTCTACACCTTCATTTACTAATTCGTTAAATGCATCTAGAGGATCAAATAGATGTGCATAACTGTTGTTTAGATCATTTAGTGCAGTTGCTCTTTCTTCCATTGCTTGAATACTGCTTGTATCACTAAACAGCAAATTAAATGTTTTCATTAAATCATTATATGCGTCTAAGTCTCCTTTGCTTCTATCTATTAGATCAGCAAAAAGTTCTAGACTTGTCGGTGGAGCCGCCTGAGGCTCCATATCGAATAATGTATCATTATCTGTAAGTTTATTAAATTGATCTTCATCGAATAATTTGACCGGTGGGCCAACAAATAATTCTTCTTTTAATTTTTTAACTGATTTTTCGGCTTCATCTGCTTCTTTGGCAATAAGACCCAGAGATTCTGCAAACTTTCTATATGGAATAAAACCTAAACCAAATAAATTTAATATACCGTCAATTGCTAAAACTATACTTGCAATAGCGGCGGCACTTAATGTTCCTGCAGATCCAATCGCGGCTAATACAACTGCTAATCCACCGAGACTTTTTACACTTTTTAATAATCCAACTGCAAATCCTAAATCTTTAAACGATCTAAATAATCCTGCTATAGCGCCTTTTACTTTGTCTATAATTGCAATCATAGGACCAAAGGCTTTCTTAGAAGTTACACTAATAGCAAGAAAGCCTGTTCCTAATGCGTATAAAATATCTCCTACAGTATTAAATATTTTACCTAGGCCATCTGTGTTTTTGGCTAAATCATTAATTGCTTTTGTCAAGCCTTCTATTGCTGTGGTATCACTTAGTCCTAATTGTTGGAAACTTGCATCTGCTAAACTTCTAATAGCAATGTTTAAGTTACTGAAAGCAATACTACTGTTTTTTAATTTTAATGGCAATGCTTCGCCATATGTATCTTCTAATACTTCTTGTATGCCTTTGAATAATTGTTTTTGTCCACTTGCTGTTTTGGCTAATTCTTTGATTTGATCGATTGTCATACCAAACTTATCAGTTAGTAATCCATATATGTCTATACCTCTTTCAGCAATCTTATCGAAGTCTGTTAGTTCTAATTTACCTTTACCTAATGCTCTAGCAAATAATTCTGTAAATGCTGTCAAAGAACCTATTTGGTCTTGGGTAATACTGGCGGCACCTGCAAAACTTAATAACAATTCGTTTGTAGGTGTTAATCCTGCCGCTGTTAATCTTATGTAACTTTGTGTAAGTTCTTCTACACCAAATTGTGTTTGTGTAGCAAGTGTTGTGAGGTTATCAAAAGCCGCTTGTCCTTCTTCTACACCGCCTGTAACAGCCGCTAAACTACTTCTTAAGTCTTGGAAACTTTGTCCTATAGTTACAATATTTTTTATTAAGGC